AGGCTCAATAGACAATGTATCAGTAAAAGAAGCAACAAGAGATAACGTACCTCGTATAGACTACACAGGAGGAGGTTGTCCACATATATTAGCAGAACCACAGAGAACAAATAATATTAAATATAGTGAAGATTTTAGTCAAAGTGATTGGAGAAAAGACAAAGTAACAGTAACAGCTGATTCTATTATTTCTCCAAGTGGAGAATTAAATGCTTCTTTAATTCAAGAAACAGTTTACACAGGAGGAATACCAAGTTTTGATTTGTTAGATTCAATTACTTTAGCTGCAGGTTCTCATACATTTAGTTTTTATGTAAAAAATAATAGTGGTAGATATTTAGGAATAAGTTTTGGTTCTAGTGCGCAAAGAGTAAGGACAAATTTTGATTTTAATACTAATACTTTTAAAACTCTACTTCTTAGTGGAACTACGACAGGTTCAGCATCTTTTACAACTTTAGGAGATTTTTATAGAATAACTATAACAGCAACTTTTCCTTCTTCTACTGCCGCTGATACTGTTCTTATGCCTTTAGCAACTGATACATATCCTTTCTTTGCTTTTCAAGATTCTGATAATAGGTCTTTTCATCTATGGGGCGCACAATTAGAAGAAGACTCTTACGCTACATCTTACATTCCAACATCAGGAAGTACAGTTACAAGAAACCAAGACCAATTCACAAGAGATGGTATAGGTAGTTTGATAAATAGTGAGGAAGGTACTTTAGTTATAGAGCCTAGATACTTTATTAATGATGGTAGCGGTACAGGTAGAAAGATAGCAATAAGTGATGGAACAAGTACTAATCGGATTTATATTACACCATATCAAGGTTTAGCAAGTAGAATAAGATATATTTTTACTAATGGTGGTGCTACTCAAGCAGACTTACAAGTAACAGGAATAGACATAACTATTAGTCGTAAACTTGCTTTTGTTTGGAAAGCTAACAGGTTTGAATTATGGCAAAATGGAAGTAAAATTTCAGAAGATACAAGTGGTACTACTCCATCAGCAGGAACTTTTAATGAAATTAATTTAAGCTCTGAATTAGGTAATGGAGCAGAGCCTTTTGAGGGAGAATTAAAACAACTACAAGTCTACAAGACAGCTTTAACAGATACTCAATTAGCAGCTTTAACTTCATAATATGAATATATACAAATTACAATACACAGACAAAGCAGAAGGTGATGCTGATTTACTTGCTAAAGGTACTTATGAAGTAGTAACTGAAGAAGGAGTTACTCAAGATGTTTATACAAAAGGAACTCAAGCAATAGTATTTTTAAATAAGATAGTAGAGATACCAGCAACATATGATCCTGATGGAAAAGAGATAACTCCTCCTGTATATTACACAGGAGTATTTTACGACCTAATGACTACTGAAGAATTTGACTTTGGAATAAACGAGATATTTCCTGTAGATTGTGTACATTCGTTCTTGGGTTATGAAAAGAACGCAGAAGGTGAAGATGTAGACCCTGATGAATTAATAATAAAATAAAATGGATAAGATAATTTCAGTAGATTTAAGCACTTCAACAGCGCCTCTAGTACAGGAAGTCCGAGGAAAGGATTACATTGAGTATGGCGATGCTAATGGCGAATGGAGAAACCTATACCCTCAGTTTTTAATTGACCTTTATTACTCTAGTTCAATAACAGCTGCGATTGTAAACGCTACTGCTGAAATGATTAGTGGAGAAGACTTAGTTATTTCTGATGAAGATGATAGAGATGTTGAAGCTAGGATTAAGCTTCAAAACTTTATGAATAATGCTAATGGTAATGAAACTTTACACGAGGTATTAAAAAAGGTAGCATTTGATTTTAAACTACAAGGAGCATTTGCTCTTAACATTATATGGTCAAAAGATAGAACACAGATAGCTGAAATCTATCATATACCTGTAGAGAAAATTCGTTGTGAAAGACCTGATGAATTAGGCAAGACTAGAGGTTACTATGTATCAGGAGATTGGGCAAATACAAGAATGAACAAGCCTTATAGAGTTCCTGCATTTAATGTAAACGACAGGACATCTCCAAATCAAATTCTTTACACAGGTCTTTATAGTCCTAATATGAACTCTTATTATACAGCTGATTACATTTCTTGTAATAATTGGAGCTTAATCGACTCTAAAGTTTCAGAGTTTCACCTCAATAACATCTCGAATGGCTTCACAGGCTCGTTCATGATATCCTTTGCGAATGGCATACCGACAGCCGAAGAGAGAAATCAAATAGAACAAAGCTTAGAATCTAAATTTACCTCGGAAAAGAACGCTGGCAAGTTTGTCTTAACATTTAGCGACGACAAGACTAGAGTTCCTGAAATAACTTCAATTAGTCCATCAGATTTAGACAAGCAATATATAGCACTTCAAGAACTACTTACTAGCAACATCCTCTCAGGCCATAGGGTGACGTCTAAGACACTAATGGGCTTAGATAGTGCTAATGGGTTCTCAAGCAATGCAGACGAGCTTTTAAACGCTTCTAATTTTTACTTAAATACGGTTATAATGCCATTCCAAGGGCAAATATTAAAAGTATTACACAAGATATTCCAAGTTAATAATATGGATATGCCTGTTCAGTTTGTACAGCTTAAACCAATTACTATTCAATTTGATTCTAAGACTATTAGAGAAGTAATGACTCAGGACGAAATAAGAGAAGAAATTGGATTACCTCCTTTAAATGAAGAAGAATCTGTTGAAATTAAAGAAGAGTTTGCTAAAGTTGGAATGATTGATGGAAAGCCTGTTTATGATACCATAGATGAAGCCTTAGAGAGTGCAAAGTCTTTAGGGTGTGAAGGCTATCATTCGCATGAATATGAAGGTAAAACGGTTTATATGGCTTGTGAAGGGCATACAGAGGCTACAGAGCTTACTAAGTTCATTGAGGAGTTTGGAGAAGATATGTCTGATGAATGGGAATTAGTAGAAGAAGAAGTAGTAGATGGTGAGCATCAAGATTTTAATTACGAAGAGGTTTTGAATGAATTAGTTAATGAAAAAATACAGCTAGCATCTACAGGTAGAGCAATTCCTAATCGTAAATCAGAACAAGATGGAAAGTCAAAAAAAAGTGAAGACTATTTTAGAGTTAGATATGTTTATTCTAATGATAATTTTATAACTAATAAATCAGGAACTAGAAGAAAGTTTTGCCAACAAATGATGGGGCAAAATAAACTTTACCGAAAAGAAGATATAATAAATATGGGAAGTAAAGCTGTAAATCCTGGATTTGGTAGAGGTGGCGCTGCTACGTATTCCATATGGTTATACAAGGGCGGCCCACAGTGTTTCCATTTTTGGAGTCGTCGTATTTTCAAGACAACAGCAGGAGAATCTAAGACAAGTAAGATAGACGATGCTGATATGATTGGTTACACAAAGGCAGTTTCTGAAGGATTTACAGCAAAAAGAAATGACAAGCTAGTAGCAACACCACCAAGAAAAATGAGAAATAACGGATATTATAACTAAAATGAGCTACGTATTATTTGTATCAGAAAGTAAATTAAAAGACAGCACCGCGATCAATTTATCAGTTGATAATGAGATATTATTGCCGTATTTAAGACAGAGTCAAAAACTATATGTAGAGACTAAATTAGGAACAGATTTGAATCAAAAATTAAAAGATTTAATTGTAGCTGGAACTGTGAATCTTCCTGTAAATGCAGCTTACAAAACTTTATTAGATGATTACATTGGAGATATGCTCCCAAATTGGGCGCTATACCATTGCATACCTTTTTTACGATTTAAAGTGGAGAACGGCAATATTTATTCTAAAACATCTGAAACGGGAAATAGCTTATCTACAGAAGAAGCTCAACACCTTAGAGAAGAAATAAGAAACACAGCCGAATACTATACAGAAAGAATGATTGACTATATTTGTAATAATAACTCTTTATTTCCTGAATATAATACAAATACAGGGGCGGATGTTAATCCAGACCGCAATGCATATTATAACGGCATGAACCTTGAGAGACCTCAAAATCAAGGCAATAGACTTACACTACAAGATTTTTTAAGCTCATCTGATTATTCATAATGAAGAAACACTACAAGCCAAAACAAATTAATATAACAAAGCTTAAATCCTATTTGGATAAAAAGCCTAATAATAAAACAAATGCAAGACAGCCTTCAAGTAGGACTAGCAAATAGTACAGCAATAGCATTCAGCCTTACAGAGTGTAACGAGCTTTTAACTTTTTGTTCTTTAATATTAGCGATTACTTTTACTATTTATAAATTTGTTAAATTTGAGAAAAAAAAAACTGATTAACTTATTACTCATAAGAGATACATTCTCTGATCTAAGTACATTAGGAGAACTTTTCTTAAATGGAGAACGGATGTGTGATACTCTAGAAAATCCATGGTTAGATAATCAAAAAAATATAAGCTGTATTCCTGCTGGTATTTATGATGTAAGGCTTAGACTAGCAAGAGAATCAGCTACAAGAGACTATTTACACCTATTAATTCAAGATGTACCAAATAGAGATTGGATTCTATTTCACAGGGGAAATTTCCCTAAAGATACAAGTGGCTGCATCCTAGTAGGATTAGGAAGCCAACAGAACGCTGTTAATAACTCAGTCTTAGCTATGGACTTGTTAATCAAAGAAATAGTTAATTTAGGCGGAGAAAATATAAAATTAATAATTAAAAATAAATAAAATGAAAAAGTTTCTAGAAAAGTATTTAAACGGAATCCTACTTAAGATGGTTGGCTCTCGTAAATTTTGGTACACAGTAGTAGGTATCTTGACTACAGTACTTAGTGAAAAATTTGGCTTAA